CGCTTTGCGGTTGCTTTGGAGTTTCAGTCATCGATTCCGCCTTATGTTAAAGCCCGCCGGAAACAACATTTAGGCCCAAGATGTTTAGGTTGTCTCGGCGGGCAAGATTAGTCTAAATCGCCCTCGGCTTCGCAAGCCTCAAGAATTGCCGCCATTGGCACCGATTCGAGGGGATACGCGGACAAGTAGCCTTGCTCCTTTGCCCACATGTAAACCCGAATGGCAATTTGCACGAGGACCATGATCGTCATCGCGTCAAGTTTGTAAACTTCGACCATAGCAGACCGAAAGTTTCGTTTTGCAAGGCGAGCATTCCCGCCCGCGTTTTCATAGCAAAAGCATGCTGTTTGCTCGTGCTGCTTAAACTTCTCAAGCCATCGCTGAATAATCACTTGAGCACCTCCGGCGGGTTAACCGGACGAATCGATTCGCCGACGATCCAACTACCGATTGCAAGCACGATCAGACTGATCTGATCTTCGGTTAGCGGTACTTTGTCTTTGAGTACAACGACAGCGACGGAAGCGACCGACGCCCAGAATCTTTTTGATTTCAATAGTCCCTGCAAATCCATAATGCACCTCCGTAATGGTGCATCTATGGTAACATCATTTTGAGGCTTGCCTAGATTTTCGGTTTCATCCGCTTTGTCGGCCTCAGCTTGACCTTGCAAGCCCGCTTCGCCTTCGGAACGCATTGCTGCTTTTCGGGAATCTCTCGCAGACCGTCAACGTCTTCGATGATCCGCCGATGGACTTCCGCTTTGGTTGCGTTCTCTTCCGCTTCGGAAACCCGGTCTGTGCAATCGCCATCGACAAAAACAGGATCGCCGTTAGCCGCTCGAAGTCGCATCAAGTCAATCTTGGCAAGCGAGCCTGCTTTGTGTTGGGTGGGGGTCACTTACTCAATCTCCCATAGTTCGACGTCTATCCCGTGGACATGCGGAAACTCAACCCACTTTTTGAAGCAACCACCGACGAAAGCAATCTGCTTGTCATCGTCGTAGGCGATGCCGTTTAGAGCGTCATACACAAGCTTTTGTAGGTTGTCGATATCCGCCTTGCCTGTGTGCCAATCGCACTGTCTTTGCTTCTTCGTATGCGACTCTGGACGCTCAAAGTAAAACGCCAACGTGCACCCTATCGGCCCGGTCATCTTCTCGCGTCCGTGATACGCTTCGCGAATCGCCTGCTTGAGAGCGTGCGAAGGATGCTTCGAGTCAACGTAAGCCCTGGCAAATCCGCCCCGCGTTGAAACTTTAACCCTAGGTTGTGGCACTGGTTCGCAATGTACGAAAAAAGATATTCGTTTCATGATGCGGCCTCGATGAGTTGAACGTCGTGCGTACTGTACCAGCCCTCCACAAAACCGCCAAAGTCAATCAAAAACACGTCCTTGATTCTCTCGTCAACCTTTTGCACTACTCCAGTTTTGCCAATGTTTTCACTGAATCCCTTTAGTAGCCTCACCTTATCGCCGACCTTGGGAACCCAAGTCGAACTATTCGGAGTTTCCGAAGGGTTGGAAGGTTCGATCTTGCGAATATGTCGAATGTCATGCCACTTGTATTCGTGCGTCGCGTCGTTGTTCCTGAAAAACCAACCCCCCATCCATTCGTGCATGTCCGTTGCTAAGGGCACCTCATCCGGTTCTAGCTCCCTCCACCCGCTAGGTATCGCAAGCGGCTTGGAGTTTGAACTATCCGGAATTACCGGACAGTTGCCCTCCATCGCTTCGATTGCCCACTGCAAATACGTCGCGGCTTTCTTCAAGTCCTCGACTCCATCGCCCCTTTTCCCGCATCGCCAAACATACTTTAACACGTTGCCCCGGCAGTAATCCGCGAATCCTTCGCCTAAAGCGGCTCGTATGCCGTCAATCGTTTCGACCTCGCCTGCGTTGTAGTGGCTAGGCTTGTTTACTGGATCTGACATTTTGCAACTCCTTGATTCGCGTCTGCGTTTGATAAATCGACCGTTCCCCAAGTAACCGAATGAATCGAATGCGGCAGCGGCGTTGAGTGAAACTTCTTCGCGAAAGCCGTCATAAACTCATCGCTCAAAAGCAGTTCGCGGATTCTGCCAACGGTGGCAACCTTCGAATCCACAATGTACCGATCGAACTGCTCTCGAATCTGCCTGTCTTTTTCTGTGTCGCTCATCCTTCACCCCCTTGATACATGATTTCCAATCCGATCCAAACAGCGACGGCGTGCTCCGCCCTCGCTCCCTTTGATCGCTCCCATCCGCGAAGCATGTAGATGTGAGTGCACAGCATGAGCGTATTTAGCAACACTGGAGCAATTGCGGAAAGCGGAGTTCTTTCATCCCATCCATTCATAAACGCACAGTGCAATGGGTTAAAGAAAGAAAAATCTCTGCTTGCAAAATAATCCGATGCTTTGTAAAACTCCGCCCGGTTCAGATCCTCAACGCCTGTCATCGGCCCGGCAATGTAGATTCGTTTCACTTGCTCGCCTCCCAATTTCTGCCAGGCTTACGCCTGACGGTCAATTTTGCCCTCTCTTCGCGTGCGATCTGCTTTAGGCACGCATAGCCAACCCATTCTGATAGCGTCATTCCCGCACCCTTTGCGGCTCGCTTAAAGGCGATGCAATGATCCGGCGGTTGTGACGTTGTGATTATCCTAGATTTGTCTGTGCTCATAGGCTTATTGCCCTCCTTGGTTTTTAGTGTAGTAAGTTATCAAAAATTAGGCAAGTGCTTTGCGTCCGCGTGTGATCCAAAGCGACCCGCCGAATCTGTCCTAGTGTCAATCTGTCCCTTATAGACCCCTCCCCACCAAGCACCCCCTATAGCCACCCCCCTCTGTAGAGGGTAGCAACTACCTAAAACCAAATCACCGGACACTGGGACAGATTCAAAGACAGCAAGGTACTAAATACCATTAACACTACAGAACACTATAAAATACCAATATATATATATATTATAAAAGCTAAGGGCAGAAAAACCACCCTAGGCACAGCGTCGAATCTGTCACGAAAGCGCCGTGACACATTGGGACAGATTGTGACAGATTCGACAAAACGACGCTCTGTGGATAAGTTTTGCACATAGTATGCTTACCTTGGATTAGTTTTTTTCTTCCCTCTTTTTTGTGACAGATTCGCCAAAACGGGCCTATTTCGTGACAGATTCGACCGGCCTAGAAACGAAAAAAGACCCGCTTTCGCGAGTCTCTTTTTTAAGCAAAAATGGGTGCTTTCCCTTACTGCTTTTTGCGGATGTAGACCTTCTTTTTTCGCGTCGAGGTTTGCTGGTACTCGATCTCAAAACCTAGCTTCGTTGCCGCTGAATCCAGGTCGCCGCTAGTCAAGCTCCTGCACATACGCAACGCTTCCCGAGCCGGTATCGGCCCCTTGCCGTCTAAGCCCTCTAAAACCTTCTTGGCAAGCATCAGGGACTTATCGACCATATTCTGTTCGACTAAATCGCAAGCGATTCTAGAGAGCCAATTAGAGAGCCTGATGCCCCAGTTGACGTCCATGCTTTCGATAGCTGATATTCCGACATTCGTAGGACTCGCAAGCCTTGAACAGCGATGCACCATCGCTAACATCAGAGACCTAGCCGCAGTGCGTCCCCACATCGCCGAGCGTTGAGACGATTCCGCCTCCATCTTCGCGTCAATTGCAAACGAATGCTCTTCCCATCGATCCTGAGCATCCGGCGTGATCTTCATTCGGATCGCCGTTGCGTTAATGTCGGCCAAGTTGCCTTGCCCCCATTCGCTAGCACCGCTTCCAGGCACAAACTTAAACCACTCGCTGACTAAGCTCGCCAACTCGTTAGGCACTTCCGGCATCGTGTAACCTCGCTTCCGCTTTGGCCGTTCTTGCACCGGCCAAAAGCTAATACGATTCAGCAGTCCGTCTGCAACGTGATCCGCTGTGATGCCATCAAATATCGTAGAGCCGGTGGATAGCCCTAATACGCAGAGGTGCGGTTGATCGATTGCATTTTTGCATCCTGCAGCATGAGCCGCCCCGCTGAATCGACCGCTGCTTTCGCCGTATAGACTCAGTAAATGCTTGCCGATGTTTTTAAGGTGTTGCGATCCTTTTTTGTCGAGGATGCCTTGGAGCACCTTACCGAATTCGTCACCAATCCAGATGGAGCATGGTTGCGAAACCAGAGCTGTAATCAATCCGTTGCCTGATTGCACATCCGCCGCCATAAGTAAATCAGACGCACCTCCAGCATCTAGGATTCGCGTCAGCGATGATTTGCAAGCTTCTTTTCCGCTTGCCGTTTGTGCGATGACTAGGTTGTAATCGTTCGACCTCAAGTCAGTATGCGTTGCCACCTTGCGACCCAATAGCACCTCCATCAGCGAGATAGCAACCGACATTCCCATAATCGGACTCGGACGCATCGCCAAAGCCCAGTAGTAGTCATAAGCCATTCGCAATAGCCCATCATCAGGCAACATTGCTAGGCAAAAATCCACGTCTGAATCATCATCCTCGCTTGCTTGCTCGCTTCGGATCGTCGGCCATAGCCTATCCGCGATCTCTCCGCCCTCGATAATATCCGCCATGCAAACCGGGATTGCTCCCGATGGCTTTTCTTCTCTTGGTGATCCTTTGAGTCTTGCGTTTTCAATCGTCTTTGCAAGCTCGTTTTCGTCTAGTGGTGGATTGCACCCGGCGTTCCAGCGTTCGCAAACTTGCCTAACATCCGATCCGCTCGGAGGTGATCCGTCATCGCCTCGCATACTCCATAGATGTCCCGCCAAGCTAAATAGCGTTTGATTGCGTCCGCCTTCGTGCATCGCCGGTACAGCATCCGCGTACGCAATCATTCTGTCTATTAGCTTTGACTCGGAGACGATTTGCACGAAGGATACCGCTTTCCGTTGCTCAATTCGCAGGTACTTGTCTAAGTACGCCTCGAGTTGTTCTTGGCACTCTTGCGGTTCTGCTAAAGGTTGCAACGTGTAACCAGTCATCACCCAGAATCGAGCATGTTCGTAGCACTCAACGCCATTTCGACTACATGCCGACCAATCCGGTTTTTTGCCTCGAACAATAAAGTGCAAGCCCTTTTCGCTCTGTGATCGCTCTAAGTAACATGACGTCCCGAGCATCTCGAAAGCATCCATTGCGGCTTGGTTGTACCGCCCGTTTTCATCGATGCAATTATCCAAGTCGATCCCAACAAAAGGATCGGACTCGTGGAAAACATAAGCTATTCGCGATTCGTCTTTGATCGATTCGTAATCCGTCCACGTCGAAGGATCGTTTGACTTTCCGTTCGGTATCTTCTTGCCGTCGCTTGTAAGTGTCCATGTAATCCATTGCCTGCGCTCCGTCATTGACTTAGGAAACTGTCTCATTTGCAACCTCTTCCAATAGTTTTTGCCCTTTGGCCTCGCCGCATGAATGATGCTAGGTTTTCGAAACTGATCGGAACTTGCAATCTTCACGGCGTCATAGGCATTCTCTGGAAACGGTTCGCTAGTTCGCTTTTTCCACCATTGCCGACAGAATCGATCTACGTTGCTATTTGCCGAGTCAAACTTAATCCACTGCGTCGGCATGTCGTTTAGCATGCGAGACTTTCCGCTGCTCATCACGGCGTATTCAACAAGCATGCACGGGCTTTGATTCTTTGGCCTAACAACGCGATAGAAAACATTTTCGACATCGTACACTCGATCCTCGTCGCTTGAAATGATTTCAGCGTCGTCGGTTGTTGATCCGTGACGGAATCCGATGGGAAACCTAAAACCACATTCGCATTGTATTTGATCCGGCTGTGGTATTACCTCACAAGCTGGGCAGATTCTTTGTTGCCTCCCTGCTCCATCTCGGCAGGTGCACTCGTCGCCATCGCAATTGCAAACAAACCCTAAGACGCTTTCGCTTTTTCTCTTTGGCCTAATCCGATCAATCGGCCCATGTCGCTTAATGTTTTCTCCGAAGTCTAGTATCAAGCAATCCTGCTTTGATTCATGCGGACGCATTCCACGGCCCACAATCTGAGCGTATAGCCCAGGTGACGCAGTAGCACGAAGGATCGCAACGCAATCGACAACAGGGGCATCAAATCCGGTTGTGAGAACATCGACGTTTACGAGGTATCGCGTTCGCAGTTGACGGAATCGATCGATGATGCTTTCGCGTTCTAGCTTTGGAGTTCCGCCGTGAATCATCTCAACGATTGATCCGGTTGACATTTGCAGGATATGCCGAATCGCTGTTGCATGATTTACCGATGTTGAAAAGATTAGGACGCTATGTCGATCTTGAGTCTTTGCTAGTAGTTCGTTGCAAGCATCGAGTATTTCCTGCTCTCCGAATAATCGCTCGCATTCCTTCGAAACAAACTCACCCGCTCGAATATGCAAACCGCTTGTATCAACCGAGTTTTCAGCGTTTGAGCTGATTAACTTGCAAAGTAAACCGCGTTCTATTAGCGTCGGGATGTCAGCATCTTTCGGTTCGATCAAATGCGAGAACTGCTTATCCTTGCCATAGATGTAACCATCTCCGGTTCGGTATGGAGTTGCGGTTAACCCTGTTACTCTGCATCTGCCATTTAGCTCCATACCGCTTAAAAGCGTTCGGTACATGCCCTCATCGCGTTCGGGTACTAAATGGCACTCATCGATAATTACTAAATGGCGATGCCCCAACTCGGATGCTTTGTTGTAGACGCTTTGGATTCCAGCAACAACGATATTATTAAGCACATCTCGACGCCTTAACTCAGCCGAATAAAGCCCTACGTTGTAGCCCGGCAACAAGCTTTGAATCTTTTCGGCATTCTGCTCGATCAACTCTTTGCGATGCTGTAGCACCAATACGCGGCCTTTGAAATCGCTTACTGCAACTCTTGCAAGTTCCGCTATCACAAGCGATTTACCCGCCCCCGTTGGCAAGCATATTACCGGCTTAGCTTCCGGTATTGTGGCATTCGTCAACATGCGGAACGTCTGATCGACCGCATCCTGTTGATAGTCTCTTAGTTGGTACATGGTTCACAAAATAGAATAGGAATGAAATAGAAAAAACCCTCCCCCGCTTTCGCGGGAAGAGGGACGCGGCCCCCGATGATTGCAAATCGTGGCCCCGCTGCGGTAGTTCGGTTCGCTCAAGGGGTTTCGACCTCAAGCACTCACCGACGGCACACACCGCGTACCAGCCTTCGGAACAAGTCCACCCGGCCAAGGTTTACCAGTACCTCTCGACAGCGTGCCCGTTCTGGACGATCTGCCAGTTAAGAGACAGCGACATCATTTCGATTTTGCTTTCGTAGCCGTAGTGAATCAAATCACTTTCAGACCAATAAACTACCGCCAGCTTTCGCCCGTACTTGTCCTTCTTGTCTTTGAGCGTGCGAACATAGACGAACATCGACGCATCCGCCCCAAGCAACACGCTCTTAACGTATTCCTTCGCGATCTTGCCAGCTTCGCTACGCATCTCCGGTGCATCGATGCCGTAGAGACGTAGACGCTGCATTGTGTGAACGCCAAAGCCTAGATCGATTAAGACGTCGATGGTATCGGCGTCGATGACTGCTTTAACTTGTGCTTTGTATTGATACATTTAGTCCTCCAGTCCGTCAAAGAGTGATGGTTGACTTGCAACCGACTCGGCTGACTTGAGATTCCTGCAAGCCTCTGCGAAGTATTCTTCCTTAAGTTCGATTCCGATAAACTTGCGATCCATTTTAATCGACTCATAGCCCTCCGAGCCAATACCCGCGAATGGAGATAGCACAACATCGCCGGGCTTGCTCCACAGTTGCAAGCATCGATGGATAACATCGAGTTGCAAAGGGCAGATGTGCCTTGTGTCGGATTCGCTTCTTGCCGCCCTTGCGTTGAGCGTATTGCTTTGGTTGATGTCCATCCACACAGGCGAAGCGTAACGCTGCCAAATGTCGATGGACAGGTTGCCGCTTTGCTCAAAAGAATCGCCAGCGAAGTGATCGAACTCGCCCTGAATCGGATCGGCGTTCTTTCCAGGCTTTCGGAATGTGCAAACGTAATCCGGGATGCCTTGCCGACTCATCGCAGAGTCTTTGACCACTTGCTTATGGAGCAATCCAAGTGCTTTAGTTCGCTGCATCGCTGTTACTGGATCCTTCCAGATGCAAACTTCCGAGTGGTAGATAAAACCAGCACGCTGAAACGCTCTGATGATGTCTCCGCGAAAGTCCCGAATGCCAATGTATCCGTCTCGTGTAATCGTGCTCGGCATATTCATGCAGTGCACCGACACAAGCCGACCTGTTTTGAGAACTCGAAACAACTCCGATATTAAGAATCCGAAGTGCTGGAAAAACTCATCGTCACTTTCGCAGTTGCCCATATCGTTGATAATGTCGCTGTAAACATACAGCGAAGCAAACGGAGGGCTAAACACGCTGAACCCAACTGACTCGTCTGGAATGTCTTTAATGACTTCGCAGCAATCACCGTTGTACAAATGCCAATTCCTGCCGCCGCAATCATTTTTAGCTGTTACGCTCATAAAACTAACCTTTCAAAAAAGATGGTAAACTAAACGATCCTTCGGGCTTGTAGTCCCGCTTTCCTTCCCTAAGTCCAAACTCGGCAAGCGTTGACTCTCGCATTGCCTCAGCCATGCCGCATCGCATCGCGTCAAAGTCCGATTCCTTGCGAGCGATAGCCGACGTGATCGCCGATTCGCTATCCGCGATGACGATATGCACGTCCACCGGATTAACCTGTCCGAATCTCCAGCATCTTCGCACAGCTTGATAGTATTGCTCAAACGAGTAGCTAAGCCCTGCGAATACCATCCGATTGCAGTGCTGCCAGTTAAGGCCCATGCCCGCTATCGATGGCTTGGTTATGATCGTCTTAACCTTGCCGATTGCGAACGCATCAAACGCTTCAATCTTTTGTTGCGATGTCATTGATCCTTTAACCTCGACGGACTCTCCAATAAGCTTGACAAGTTCCGTTGATTCGTAGTCGGTATCGCACCAGACAATGCATTGCGATTCATCAGCGTTAACCAGTGCCGACGCCTTTGCTGATCGCATTGCACAAGTCATCCGCTTTTCTTCGTGGATGCTCGTAGCCGTGATGCCGCGAGTGCTAAACAAAGCACCCTCGCAAGGTGCATCAGCCGACTCGACAACGTGCCTATGCACTCGCAACTCAGGCAATACAAACCCTTCATCGCTTCCGCCGATGTCGCTTGGCTTACCAATGCATACGGCCCATTGAGACACCCAACTCCAAAAGTCTTTTTTGCCGTGAGGCATTAAGACCCAGTTAGATGTATCGCTTGAGTCATGGTAGAAAAACCTGTTAAGCATGTCACCTGCTTGACACACCCCAAGGAACTCGGCATGGTTTCCAAGCTCCATCGTGTCGTTTGGGCTTGGCGTAGCAGTGCAAGCTAGTCGGTAGTCAACATCAGCGTAGCGATTCGTCAGTAGTTCCCGCGTCTTGCTATTCATCCCTTTGAGGATACTTGACTCATCGAGAACAACACCGCCGAACTTGATGCCGTCAAACTTGTGAAGCTTTTCGTAGTTGACTAGGTTAATGCCGTCGATGATCTCTGACGGATCGTCAACTACAGCCACCTTGCACTTGATGCCGAACTTCTCCGATTCCGCCCTGGTCTGCGACCTGACGCCAACCGGACAATGCACAACAACAGGCATCTTGGTTTTTTTGTGGACAAGCCTCGACCATTCAAGTTGCTGAAACGTCTTCCCGAGTCCGCAATCTTCAAACAACGCTGATCGGCCTCGACGCAACGCCCATTTAACTACCCTCGCTTGCCAGTCCATCAGTTTGGGATTCAACTCCCTATCCTTAACATCGAATCCGAGCGAGGGAATCGCCCTGCGTTTCGATGAAATAAACTCTTCGTACTTCACTTCACTTCCCTTTCGCAAACTACGCAACATTGTTTTTCGCAACTGACGCCGCAACTCTTGCAACGCCAACCAAATTGCTTTTTTTCGTAGACGGTCACGCCGTAACTGTCTACCTTGTTTGTTTTGACGCTTCGAATGATCGGCGTCATCTCCTTACGCATATCTGCGATGAGTTGACGGATGAACAGCTCTCGGATTGCAAGCCGCTTTCGCTCGTCTGCTATCCGTTGTTTATTCGACTCCATCGCGTCAACGATTCGCTGCTTCGCTCGTTGGCAATCGCTGCAATACTTTTGATTGCTGCCCTTATCCAAGCTGCATCGAGAGCAGCGATTGACGCGGATTCGCTTAGCTGTGGTTGTTATGATTCACCGCCTTTCGCTTCTTGCTTCACATGCTCCAGGATGACGGTAACGCATTGAGCCGCTAGGACTGCATTGTTCAGCTTCAGCATCGGCCATGCTTCCCCACTTGCAACCATCCGAAAATGCTGCTCAAACGCTTCGCAATGGCTCACGAATTCTGGATCGTCCAAAAGCTTTCGGAACTTCTCAAAAAGCTCTTCCAGTGTTGGTACACTCACGCTTCACCGCCTTTCGCTTCTTGCTTCAGCCACTCGTTTTCGTCTCGCAGTTCGTCAATGATCGAGTTGAGTTTGGTTATCTCTGCTTCGTCTCGGCGGATGTTTTTCAGCAATTCGTCAATGCTTCGTGCTATGTGATCTAGCCCAACAGCAACGACCTGAAAGCTTTCGATTGTTGACTTATCATCGCTCATGCTTTAACTCCTTGCCATTGGCATCACAACATACGTCCACTGCCCAGCGATAAACACCGCTGGTTCGGATTCGCTCTTCAAACGCAACTCAAACACCTCATCGCTTCCGCAACGCTCGGCAAAGTCAGCAACGAATCGTCCATCGATGATCGTTGTGATCGTCTCCGATGTATCAACGGGCATCGAGGTGTCAACTACGCCCACATCGCTAGCCTTGGCACTGATGCCAAGTTCGCCGGGCGTAAACGCAAGCGTCACCGCTCTGTGTTCGGCATTGGCAACAACAAGGGCTTGACGCATGGCCGAGACAAACGGCCCGGCTTCGATTGGGATAAACTTCATCGACTCCATCGCGGGGATGCACTTATCGTACGCTGGAAATCTCCCCTCGATGATTCGCGATTCGACGTAGGCCGCTTCGGTTGCTACACAGATGGAGTTTTTCGAGATATGTACATTTACGTCAGACGCTCCGCTGATCGCTTTAACGATCGCAGCAAGTCCCTTGTGAGGGACGATAGCCGATGATCCATCTTTGCCGTTTGTCGCGTCAATGCAAATCTTCGAGAGCCTTCGCCCGTCAGTTGCAACGAGGGTAAGCTGTTCGCCGGTTTCGATAAGCACTCCGCCAAGCTGGTATCGAGTGCTATCGGTATCGCAAGCAAACTTGGTTCGGTTGATCGCTCCGATTAGCTGCTCCGCTTGTGTAGTGATCCAATCACCTTCGATTCGCTTGCAACGAGGGAACTGATCCGCTGATACCGCCGGCAATGAAAAACGAGACTTGCCCGCCGTGACGTTGATACCGCTATCCGTTGCCTCAATCGTGATTGATTCCGATGTCGATTCCTTGACCAACGCGACAAACTTAACTGGATCGATTAACGCTGATCCTGCTTGCTCAATTTCAGCATCTCCATCAACGACGATAGAGACTTCGCCGTCAGTAGCCTGCACTGTCAAACGCTCGCTAGCGTCAACGCGAACAAACTTCAACACCTCGTTATTAACTCTCCCGCTTGCCGCTGCACTTGCAACGCGGTCTACGAGTCCTAAAAAATGCCGCCTGTTAACTGCAATCTTCATTTACCTACTCCTGTTATGATGCCATCCAACTAACGCCACAAAAACACATGCGACCGCAAAGCCGCCGAAAAATTCAATCATCTCGACTACCCTCAATAGATTGCGACAAGCTTTCAATAGATTCTGCAATTGCAAAAAGCCCTGCAGTTACCCCCATCATCGCCTCTGTCAACGATCCGACATAGCCGCCGGAAGCGTCTTGCGTCATAGACTCAGGTGGAGTCGGTGGGCAAATTGCTTCGGCAATCTTCTGAAATGCGTTAGCAAGCTCGACTTGATCCTCTTGCGACATAATCAATCTCCTAAGTAAAAAACAAACAAACAAAAAAGGATCGCAAGGACTCGAACCCTGCCGTATGCCATTGATCCACGGCCGACTAGCGAACGCTGCCGGTTATCGTCGCGATGTTTTTGTTGATCTTCAGCGGATGGGCGCAGCCTACTGTTGTCACCTCCCAAAAATCAACGCTATCAGTAGCACCGATAACAATTCCATTTGTCGTAACACCTGCACCCTTTACGCACTCCAGCAAGCAATCGCTAATGCTGCCAACTGCCCCGTTCGCGGCTGTAACGCAAATTCTGTTCGTGCTATTCGCGCCATTGCTCAAGAGCACGCTATTGGAGATTGCGAAGTCGCACCTTGACAAAAAGAGACAGTTTGAGTTTTGCGTAGTAGTCCAGTCGAGGTAATCAATTGTCACCTGTGGCCTAGTCCCGTCCGCAGATGGGTAGGCCGCTAGCGTGCCACAAACACCGGCGGCATCTGGAACGACTACAACTGGCTCTGCCTCGGTGCCTCGCACATCTAGCGATCCGTAGACTTGCATCGGCAATCCAAGTGCCCGGACCTGGATATTTACCCCCGCATTTAAGATTAGCGTACCGCCTTTTCGCACAACAACCTCCTGCGTCTGCAAGTAAACACCCTTTGGAATTGTTACTGTTTGGCCCGCTTCGACGAATCGAACGGGAAGGGGAGACTGGGCCCAAACTGACGACAACGACAACAAAAAAGCTGCGACTGTTCGCATGATAAAACCTTTCAAAAAAACACTAAAACAAACAAACAAAAAAGGATCGGGCAGGGTTTTCACCTGCTTGGCGAGAACTGCTTAGGAACCAAAAGGAAAAAAGTAAGCAGCCTGCATAGTTGCCGCTATGCTCGCCGATCCTCGCAACGTCAGGCAGTTGCCGCCGTGCCGACTACCAAGGTTGCCCCTGGGTGTACTGTTGTGGTGGTGGAGCTTGCGGAGGTGCTTGTTGCTGCTCTCGCTTGCTGTAGCCCTTAACGCTATTCTGCTTCGTGGTGTTGCCGTTGTAGGTGTTGTCCTCAACTGCAACCGTAATAACTAATGGCTTATTGCAAAGCTGTTGCGTATCAGTAGCTTTTGAAACGCCGACAGCCTTACTAATTGCGTTCAAGGTTCCTCGTGAAATGTTTCGAGGCTGTTCGTTCGGATGCCAAAGGTTGAGCCTGTCTGTCAGTTCGTAATTTTGGTACTCGCCGTGAACGATCTGCAATTTCAGTTCGATGTACTTGTCACCGTTCTTTGAAACCTTTTCGATTGTATCCGCGATGATCGCAAGATACTTACCCGCAGGGATCGCCGTTCGTGGTTGCGATGCTTCGTAATCGTCAATGTTCCAATCAATACTTGCCATGTTTCAACTCTCCTAAAATGTGATTTCACTTGCAACGGAATCATTAGCAACGACCGCCGCTGCTGGCTTGATTTCATTCTTCGTGAGGTATCCGTAGAAACTCTCAATTGCCATCGGAACTTCCGAGGGCATCCCTAACCGGTTCTTCGCTTCGATGCTTTGCATGTTTTGGCAAACGATGATCCGTTCGCCAGCTAATGCAACGCTTCGCTTTCCGTCATCGGCTTTCTTGGTAATCCGTTGGTGCTTACAAAACAGCACCTCGTCGCACCATTCACTAACGCACTGCGAGCCTGTTCGATGCAATGCAGGTCGGTAGTAGTTGTATCCGTCTCCCTCTGGATCTTGAAACTTGTCAATCTTTTCGTGGCAAGTCAGAACGATATGCCGACCTTGATTCCAGAGTGATCCAAGTCCAGCGAATACGCTTTGCCACATCTTCGCTAAAGCTTCGTACCCTTTACCGAAGCCGATATCCTCGATGGTTGCTTTGTTCGCTTTCGCTGCGACTTCGTGCATCAAAAGCTTCTCCAACCAGTCTACTGTATCGACCACGATCGTTGCATAATCCGTTGACGGTAGGCCCGTTGTAATCATTTCTTGAAACTCTCGATAGCTTCGCACCAAGTCCGTCGAGTCGCATTCGAGATCGCGGATACCATCTTCGAGATTGATAAACACCGGATTCGGAAAACGACTCGCAAGCGTTGATTTCCCTACGCCTGGTTCGCCGTAAATCAGCATGCGGCGTGCTTTGGCCGTCTTGCCTTTGTTGATTTTCATTATAAATCCACCTCCCCAAGTGCTTTGAATTGCTCTGCATTGCAATCGTAGATTTCTTGCATTCCGCCGGGATCGATTGCCGACCAATCAACTGAAAAACCGGCGTCTCGCATGTATTCAAATTCTGCGTTAAGCTGTGCATCGCAAGCTTCACGCGGCGTAGATTGAGGGAAGCGACGGAATGTCATCGCTTGCCCTTCGTCGCTGCTGATCTTGATCCAAAAACACCAGTCCACTATGCACGCTCCTTCTCACGCTCGGCGAGCATGGCGTCAGCATATCGATACGACCAGTGTGCAATGTATTCCGGCTCTTTGCCGCAATTAAAATCAGCCAATTGCCCTTGCAACGCTTGCCCCGCGAAGTAGTCGCGTAGGCTCATGCCGGGAGAGCCGTCACCCGTATAGTCGTTTACGTCCCACGGAACGCGAGGAAACGCTGGCCCGCCGTCGTTAGGCTTGTCCATCTTGCACCTCCTTCACGAACACGCCGTCAACCATCTTGCCCTTGCGATCCTTGATCTGCTCCCAAGCTATTTCGCGGCACCCATTGATATCAAGCCCAAGCTGTGCACAAATCACACCGAGAACAACTTGGATATCGCCAATAGCGTCAACGATCTCCTCCATGTCGTCATCTTGCAAAGCGTGCGAAAGTTCTTCGCACTCTTCGAATAGCTTCGTCATCTGCAATCGTGGCGTCGACCCCTCAATCAAGTTTCGATCCTCCGCCCACTGTGCAACTCGCCCACCAAAAGACAGTTCACCCATTACGCATCATCTCCAAA